AGACTGAGGCGCCAAACGCCAAGGATTTCGGAGACGAAGACGTTCTTACATACTTAAAAAATCGGTACAACAAGGAAATCAACTCTGTTGATGACTTGTTTCAGGCGAGAAAAGATGCGGAGGAACTTCCAGAAGACGTGTCAGCCTTTTTGAAATACAAGAAGGAGACCGGGCGAGGCATCGAAGACTTTATTCAATTGAATAAGGACTACGATTCAGTTCCTACGAATCAACTGTTAGCTGACTACATCAAGCAAGAGAACCCAGAGTTCGATGAAGAAGACGTAAAGTTTGAAATCGAAAGCAGGTACGAGTTTGATGAAGACCTTGACGACCCGAAGGAAATCAAGAAGAAAAAGCTAGCAATGAAAAAAGATCTTGCTAAGGCCAAGGACCACTTCAATCAATTGAAGGAACAATACAAGATACCTCTTGAGTCAAGGGGTGGCTTAGTTTCTGATGACGAGAAGGGTGAGTACGAGGCTTTTAAAAGATATGCCAAAGAGTCCGAGGAAGTGCAGAAGTCTCAGTTAGAGCGCTCAGAGTTCTTTGCCAAGAAGACGGACGAGCTTTTCAGCGACCAGTTCAAAGGTTTTGAATTTAAGGTCGACGACAAGGCAATCTCGTTTAAGCCTGGCAGTCCAGAACAAATGAAGAAGGCTCAATCTGACGTTAGCAAGTTCATTGGTTCGTTCTTAGATGAGAACGGATACGTGAAGGACGCTGCTGCATATCACAGAGCTATCGCTGTAGCTATGAACCCCGACGGTTTTGCCAAGCACTTTTATGAGCAAGGCATGGCCGCTGCGGTAGACAGTGTTGCTAAGGAGTCAAAGAACATCCAAATGGACGTTCGGTCAACACCTCAGTTAACGCCATCTACTGGGTTTAAAGTTGTAGCGCTAGACAATGACCACGGAAGCGGGCTAAAGATAAAAATGCGTAACAAATAACAAACAAAAAACTAAAAAAACAAAACTATGGCTGGATCAGTTCAAGCGAGTCCCGGGTTTGCAATAACCCCCTCATCCGTAAAGGCAACTTTGCCTTCAAACTACATTACCAACTTCGATTTCTTGAATCAGTATCTTCCTGATACCTACGAGAAAGAATTCGAGCGTTATGGTAATCGCTCTATCGCATCTTTCTTGCGCCAGGTTGGTGCTGAGATGCCTTCTAACTCTGACTTGATCAAGTGGGCAGAGCAAGGTCGTTTGCATACCAAGTATGTAAGCTGTACTTCTGCTGCTGCTGCCGGTTCTGACACCGCTACTTGGACTGTTGCTGATGCAGGTATTACTGCATGTAACTTCCGTGTAGGTCAGACTGTGTTCTTGTCTCGTAACGCTGGTGGTACTCAAAGCGACAAAGCTATCATCACCGCCGTTTCTGGCTTGACTTTCACCGTTGCTTACTATGCTGGTGGTGGACAAACTATCCCTGTAACAACTGCATCTACTGCTTTTGTTTATGGTTCTGAATTCAAAAAAGGATCAAACGGTATGTCTGGTTCTTTGGAAGCTCAAGATGACATCTTCGACAACAGCCCTATCATCATCAAGGACAACTACGAAGTATCTGGTTCTGACATGGCTCAGATCGGATGGGTAGAAGTTACTACTGAAAATGGTGCAACTGGCTACTTGTGGTACATCAAGTCTGAGCACGAAACTCGTTTGCGTTTCGAGGACTACTTGGAAATGTCTATGGTAGAAGGTGTTCCTGCTGAAACTGCATCTGGTGCTATCGCAGTAACTGGTGACGTTGGAAACAAGGGTACAGACGGTTTGTTCTACACCATTGAGCAACGCGGTAACGTGTGGGCTGGTGGTAACCCAAGCACATTGGCTGACTTCGACGCGATCATTCAGCGTTTGGACAAGCAGGGTGCTATCCAAGAGAACATGTTGTTCGTTAACCGTAACTTCGGTTTCGATATCGACGATATGTTGGCTACTCAAAACAGCTACGGTGCTAACGGTACTAGCTACGGTGTGTTCAACAATGACGAAACTATGGCCTTGAACTTGGGCTTCAAAGGTTTCAAGCGTGGTTATGACTTCTACAAAACCGACTGGAAATACTTGAACGACGCTACTTTGCGTGGTGGTATCGTTGGTGGTGAAGTTAATGGTGTGTTGGTTCCTGCTGGTTCTACTAACGTGTACGACATGGTGATGGGTAAGAACGCTAAGCGTCCTTTCTTGCACGTTCGTTACCGCGCTAGCGAAACTGAGAACCGTCGCTACAAGACTTGGATTACTGGTTCTGCCGGTGGTGCTTCTACTAGCGATTTGGATGCAATGAGAGTTAACTTCTTGTCTGAGCGTGCATTGTGCACATTGGGCGCGAACAATTTTTTCCTCTTCAAGACGGCTTAATAACAAGTTATCAACAAATAGAAGGGGCGGGTACATTGTACTCGCCCTTTTTATTTATATTTGATTATGGCAGTTGTTTATACGCACACTAGGCTTGATAATCATTTGGTTTTTTATGTAGGCATAGGATTAGATATTAAGAGGGCGTATCAAAAGAAATTCAGGAATGCTCACTGGAAGGCTATAGTAGAGAAACATGGTTACAGTGTAGATGTACTGAATGTTGACATAGAATGGGCGGAGGCTTGTGAGATAGAAAAATACCTCATTGCGAAATATAAAAGGAAGTGCGACGGAGGGGCGCTGTGTAATTTGACAATAGGCGGAGATGGGGTTGTTGGAATGTATCGCAGCGAAGAGTATAGAAAGAAGATATCTGATGGTAACAAAGGAAAGAAAAGAACGGAAGAGCAAAGGATGAATATAAGCAAGGGGAGAACTGGTATTGTTTTTTCTGAAGAGCATAGAAAAAATATATCTACGGTGAAGACTGGAAAAAAATTAGCTGCAGAAACATGTGCTAAAATGTCTAACTCTAGGAAAAAGCCAGTCATTGACTTGATTACTGGAATGGTGTATGGATGTATGAAGGATGCATGTGACAATACCGGAGAAAGTTTTTTTTATCACAAGTACAGAATAAATAGGCCTAACATGGACAGAAGGTTTATATACGCTTAATCGTAACAACCGATTATACAAGAGGGTGGGTACAATTGTACTCACCCTTTTTGTTTATATTTGCAGCGTTAATTAAATCAAATTATGAAAAATCCAACTAACCAAATTAAGGATAGAGTGTTTGTCCTTACGAAAGAGAAAGCTCCGTTGAGCTACACCCTTCCATCAAGAAACACAAAGCGTTTTTCTTTGCTCTACTTTGACGGAACCACCAACCGTGCGTTGCGTTATTCTAGAAACCAGAAGTCAGTATTTGAAGACGAACAGGACGACAAGGCAATCCTTGAGCCAATCGTATTCGAGGATGGCAACTTAATTGTTTCTGCAAGCAACCCAATGCTAGGGAAGTTCTTGGACATGCACCCATTAAATGGCGACGTGTTTAAGGAATTGAACCAAGAGAAAGAAGCCACGCTAGACATCGAAGAGTTAAACATTGAGCTTGACGCACAGATCGCTGCTAGAGAGATGAACCTTGAGACCATGGAGTCTGTAGGTCGTTTGATCTATGGTGGTGTTGTAGATACAATGACCACTCCAGAATTAAAGAGAGACATCTTGCTTTATGCTAGAAACTATCCAATTCAGTTCTTAGAAATGATCAACGATCCAGACTTGGAGGATACCGCAATGGCGTCTAAGGCATTGTCGGCTGGCCTGTTTGCAATGAGAAACAACAACCGTGAGATTTGGTTTAACATGCCTGGAAACAAGCGAAAGCTTATGAACATCCAGCCTGGCGATGACCCAGTTTCTGTATTGAGCACCTTCTTTGAATCAGAAGAGGGTAAGCCAATCGCAGAGATGGTGCAGAATAAGTTGTCATAATTATATGTATATTTGTTGTATGGAAAAATTTTTAAGCATCCCAGTTACTAGCGAACAAAATCAGCTAGTTCAGGCTACCGGAATCATTTTGATCGAGCAAGCCTCTACAACCACAGTTACTATTACTTATAGCGGCGGTAAAGTGGTTACACTTACACATGCTACTGCTGGTGCAGGAGACGAGACAGAGCGTGATGCAATTCAAAACGCCGTAGTTGCTGCCTTGCAGACTTCTTGGACTTATGTTACATACAGCGTATCTAATCTTCCATACGCAGTAAGTGGAATTGCCGTAGCGTAAACATTAACACTATTTAAAACTAAGGCCATCTCGGAAGGGGTGGCCTTTTTTTGTTATCTTTGTGATGACATGATAAACACGGTTAGAAATACTGTTATGGCTATCCTTAATAAGGATAACAACGGTTACATTACACCGGAAGAGTTCAACCTATTCGCCAAACAAGCACAGCTTGAGATATTTGAGCAGTACTTCTACGACTACACCAATTGGGTGAATAAAAGAAATGGAAGGTTGGCTAATGACGGTTATTCAGACATTCAAAAAAACATAGCAGAAACAATTGATATATTTTCTACATCTAGCAATCTATCGTACTCTGGCGTTAATCAATCGTTTGCCCTTCCTAGTGATTGGTATTACATTAACGTTGTATTATACGGTACTAAAGAAATTGAATTTGTGGCCCAGAACAAAGTAATGAACTTGTTGAACTCAAACATTACTGCACCGAGCGTGTCCTATCCAGCGTATTATCAAAAAGGAAATGATATTAAGGTTTACCCAACGACCATCCAGAGCAGCGTCAGCTCGTTGTATGTTCGCTACCCTGTTGATCCTAAGTGGACATATACTGTCGTGGCAGGCTCGCCTATATTCAACCAGTCAGCTGTTGACTATCAAGACTTTGAGCTTCCGGAAAGCGCACAAAACGACTTAGTGTACAAGATTTTGTCATACTCTGGTGTTAACATTCGCGAGGCAGAGGTTGTACAATTCGCTACCGGGTCTGACAACTCTGAACAAACCAAGCAAAGCTAATGGCATACATAACTAATCAAGCATACTACTCGGACCCCAACAACAGTGGAGAGTACCAGTATGTCAGCCTGTCTGACATAGTGAACAACTTCATGCTTATGTATGTTGGCGACGATAAATTAATAGGCGTTACAAAGAGATACAATGTGTTGTTCCACGCAAAGCGTGCAATACAGGAGCTGAACTACGACGCGGCAAGAAACGTAAAGGTGCTAGAGCTTAACGTTGGAGAAGACCTCAAGTTGGTCCTTCCTCCAGACTACGTTAACTACGCAAGGATCTCTATGGAAGTAGAGGGCACTCTGTTTACTCTCAGCGAGAACATGAGCGTCAACTACGCACAGGCATACTTGAAAGATTCTAATGACCAGGTGTTATACGATCAGAACGGTAGCGTTATCACAGGCACGTCAGAGCTTGACATCAAGAGAATTCAAGGATACCCACAGACGTTGTTTACTGGCGAGGGCTGGGCAAACGGGAAGTGGGGGTGGAATATCGATGACTACTGGTACTTCAACTACAGCCTTGGCGGATTCTTTGGCTTAAACTCAGAAGTTGCCAACGTTAATCCAACATTCAGAATTGACAAGGCGTCTGGCGTAATCAACTTCAGTTCTGGAATGAGCAACAGGCTTGTTGTGATTGAGTACATCTCTGATGGTCTTGAGAACGGCGATGACGACGCAGTTAAGGTAAACAAGTTGGCAGAAGACTTTATTTATAGCTACATCAAGTGGGCTATCTTGAATAACAAAGTGGGAGTGCAAGAGTACATTGTACGTAGAGCAAGAGAAGAAAAGTCTGCAATGCTTAGAAACGCTAAGAT